CTATTGATTCACTTAAGTGGATTCCAAACGTTCAGATTTATAAAGAGCCTGAACTTATGAAATGGCACGACAAGAACATTTTGATGATGCCATGGAGAAGAGACCCACAACACGAAGCTGAAACCTTAGCAGAATACCCAACAACAGATATCGTATTTTGTCACTCAGAGGTGCGAGGTATTGCACTTAATAATAAGGTGAAAAACATGCACGGTTCTGATGCGAATACTTTCTCTAAATACACAGCAGTTTATTCAGGTCACATTCACTACCGCCAGACTAAAGGTGCTTTAAGAATGGTGGGAACGCCATACGAATTGACACGTTCAGATTCAGGCAACACCAAAGGGTTTGACCTTGTGGACCTAGAGACTATGGAAGAAACGTTCTTTGAGAACACAGTTTCACCTAAGTTTGTTAAGTTTAATCTTACAACGCTTTATAATACGACTTTAGGCGACTTTAAGGAGCGTATCAACAATAACTTCGTTGACCTATTTGTTCCTAGTAAAATTGCCACAAACTCGTCCTTAAGCGCCTTAATTAACAGGGTACAACAAGTCGCGAGAAAGATTGAACCAAATATCTACCAAGAGCAAGATATTATTGATAAAGACCTTCACGATATGGAAGAGATTGAAGGTGAGTTTAAAAGCTATAACATTTTACATTTGTTTGAATCTTATGTTGAAGGACTTTCACACGATACAGAAACGAAACAAAAGATAAAATCTCAGCTAAAAAACATATACGATAAAGTCGCTAACAATTACGATGTAGAGCAATGAAAATAATATCAGTAGAATTTAAGAATATAGCATCATACGGTAATAAGAAACAAAAGCTAGAGTTCCCAGAGGATTCAGCAGAGTTGTATCTGACGCTTGGCAAAAACGGTTATGGTAAGACTACTATCGCTAACGCTATTGTATTTGGGCTATACGGTAAAGTTGAAGGTGTGAAGTTAGGTGACCTTCCCAATCGTATTAATAAAGAACTTTGGGTAAAGGTTCATGTACGTTGCGGTACGATGGACGTTGTGGTTGAACGAGGATTAGCACCTAGTAAATTCAACGTTACTATTAATGGTGTTGAATACGATAAAGCCGGTAAGAAATCTGTACAAGACTATCTAGAGGAAGAAGTATACGGTATTCCTTACCATGTATTTAAGAACATTATTATCCTATCGATTAATGATTTTAAGTCATTCTTAACAATGACACCAGCTGATAAAAAGCAAATCATTGATAAGATGTTTGGATTCTCTGTACTTAATGACATGCAACGTCTTGTTAAAGAAGACCGTAAAGCACTTAAGTCTGACCTTGATGGATTTGAATCAGAACTTACACAAATCAACGAGTCTATTGTTCAAGTTAAAATGCAACTTAATAAGCTTCAAGCTGAGAGTGAAGAAAAGAACAAAGATAAAATACAAGAGCTTAAAGACAAGCTTGTAAAGTTTGACGATAACAAGAAAAAGCTAGAAGAAGCAAACACCAAGATTACTACCAGTTTAGGTGAGCTAAAAGAAGAATTGTCAACTAAGAATGTTAGCTATTCTAATTTAAATTACGAACTTCAGTCATTGAAGAAAAAGCTAGCACTCTATGAAAAGAATGCATGTCCTACTTGTGAAGCTCCGTTGAATACAGACTTTCATAACAGTAAGAAACAAGAGTTTGAAGAAAGCGTATCAGCTATCCCGTCTAAAATGGAAGCACTAGAGACTGAAGTAGCTTCTGTTAAGTCATCAATACAATCAGCTGAAACAAAGCAAGGCGCCATTAGAGATAAAGTGTCCGCACTTAAAACAAATATGCAGGTTATTAAGAACGAACTGGTAAAAATACAGAAATCATCTTCAGATGCTGACCAGTTTACGCACTTGCAAAATTTGATTGACCAGTTCAAGACACAAGAAGAGACTAAAGAAAAAGACAAGTCTTTAATCTCTAATGAATATTATTTCCTTGAGACTATCGAAACCATCTTAGGTGAAGACGGAATTAAGAACATGGCAGTTAAAACAATCTTACCAGGGTTGAATGCTAACATTGCTGCGATGATTAATACAATGCACTTACCGTTCCATATCCGATTTGACGATAAGTTTAATTGTATTATCAACCACTTAGGTGAAGAGATCAATCCAATGACACTTTCAACAGGTGAGCGTAAAGCTGCTGATTTTATTATCATTATTGCAATCATTAAGATTCTTAAACTAAGATTCCCGCAGTTAAACCTACTGTTCTTGGATGAATTGCTTTCGTCAGTAGATTCAGATGGTGTGTACAACATACTTAAGATTTTAGCTCAAGTAATTAAAGAGAATAAAATCAATACATTTGTTATTAACCACTCGGTACTACCACATGAAATCTTTGATAAAAAGATTCAGATTTACCGCGACAATGGATTCTCTAAATTTGAAATTGAGACCATAGATTAGAGATATATACTATCTATGGCGACGTATAATGTAAAATTTAATAAGGATGACAGTGCAATCAGGCACATCATCATAGGTTTACTTGCTGACTTAAATAATAAGGTATATTTTTACCGTCAACTTGACAACGATAATCGAGTTGAGGTAGATGTACCTTTTTATTATGCAATAGCAGGTGACGAAGATTTCTTAAAAGATAACTTCTTATTCTTAACTAAAGACGGTTTAAGATGTGAACCTGAACAAGTTAGGGCTGACGGTAATTACGATAGAGTACCAAGAGGTGTTGTTAACTTTGAGGGTCTGTCTATAGATTCATCAAAGCTTGTAAATAAGCGCATTCGTGGATCGTACACTAAAATGGACGATAACGGTGCAATGCAAGGCTACAACGCTGAATTTGAAATGATACCTATCAATATTTCAGTTAATGTTGAGATTATCACGTCATCACAGCTTGATAACTTCAAAATTGTAGAACGTATTATCAAGAGACTGTACAAGTCTAATCAATACAATATTGAAGTAGGCGACCTGTACGAAGGTTCTTATAGATTACCTTCTTATTATGCGATGCCTGAAGATTATGGCACAGAAAGACCTGTTGAATTTTCATTTGATTCAAATGAGGGTTATAAAGTAACGTTCCCATTAGAAATCAATTCATTCCTACCATCATTTGAATGGGGTACTGAAATGCATGTTGGTAATAGAATGTTTGAAATTCATACACAGCCTACATCAACATCAGAAACAGACTTTGATAGAACATCAGACGATAATCCAAAACGCATCGTCGACTAAGATATATAAAAAAACAAACGTATTAAATTATGAATCTATCTCCTATTAATATTATTAATGAAAACGAGATTGCGTTTTACTTACACGGTAAATCTTATACGGTTAATACTGCTGAAAATACAATCGTAGAAAACGAGGAAATTAGCAACGACATGTTATCATTAGCATGGGCGCTTGAAAACTTCCAGTTTACAAATGAAGCGATTATATGGTACAAGGGTATTTACAAAATGTATTACAACATTGAAGAGTCTAAATTTTACATGGGTAATACAGAGGTGTTAGATGAAAACTTCACAGAGTTTATTTTAGCAGCAGGTGTAATCAGATACGAAGAGAAGCCTATTGCAAAAGCTTTTGAAAACGCAGCAAGAAATATTGACAAATATGTAGAACTTGATTTTGTTAAAACTGTAAATGAAAACAACAACCTAATCGATGTAATGAGAGTTGGTGGTAACGTTTACATTTCAAGATTAAACGAATCAGCAAAGCTATACAATTTCTTTAAGGCAAATACAGCTAACGCTGCTGTGGAATATGTTACAGAGAAGACTAATGTAAACATTGCTGACTTTGTAGCTGACTTAGTTGAAGGTGAACTAACAGAATATGTTGATGCACTTGACGAACTTAAGAAAAAAGGTGAACTAGTTGATTTCTTAAAAGACCAAAGAAACAGACTAGCTGAAGCAGACAGGTCAATCGAAGAAATCAAAGCTGCTGATGCACTTATCGAGGGTGAGATTGCAAGATTTGAAGCAGAGATTAAAGAACTAAAAGCTACACTATAATGAACTATATTAAGACATTTGAGCAATTCTCAATTAACGAAGAGGACACTAGCAGGTCTAATGGATATGTACCGGGTGCTCTGAAAAGAGAATTCGAAGATATGCCAGAGGGCACGGAGCTGTCGATCGACGCTCTAAGCTATTCTCAATCAGCAAACGATGACCTTGTAATCTGTTTTGTGAATGACGACGATATGGTCAGAATTCCAAAATCGAGATTAGAGCTGGAAGAAGGCGAAGGCATTTAAATTGCTCAAATATTATTAAAGCTGAAAAGCTTTTTAAGAAGACCTGGGTTTACTGGGTCTTTCTTATTTGGTGTATCTTATGAAACACTTATCAGTTTCTATCGTATAATAATCAAAGATATTAAAATAATAATTAACAATTGTGGCAAAAGCTAAAAACTATTTAAACAATAAAGACCTTTACGCAGAAATCGTAAAGTCAAAGGAACAAGATAAACTAACTCCAACTGCGGAGAAAATGTTAATGTTGTTGGCTGAACGAGCTATTCGTAAAATGTCGTACGTTTACGATGATGACCGTCAAGATTGTTTACAGTTTGCCATGCTTGACCTTTTAAAGTACTGGAGAAACTTTAACCCAAAGTACCCTAATGCATTTGCGTATTTCACAGAGATTGCAAAAAGAGGTTACGCTAAAGGATGGAATAAGATTCACCCACAAAAATATAAAGATACAATGTCTATCGACCGCGCCGGCGCAAGGCCAGGTGAAGAAGGCGGGCTGTTCTCGATATAATGTCAATTAAAAGGGTTCGCCCCACAAATAAATCAGGATTTACTCAAGGTTATTTTAAACCTAAAAACCCCACAAAATACGTTGGACCTGAGCCTATTATTTATAGGTCTTCTTGGGAACGTAAGTTTATGATGTGGTGTGACCTCAATGAGGGTGTTATTACGTGGTCGAGTGAACCTGTTGAAATACCATACTGGTCAAAGCTACATAATAAAAAGCGTACATATTACCCAGACTTTTATATTAAAATTCAAAAGCACGACGGTAATATAGAGCACATTCTTATAGAGATTAAACCAGAAGCTCAAATTAAAAAGCCAAAGCCTCCAACAACAAACAGTAAGAAAGCCCTAAAAAATTATAAATTTTTAGCAGAGCAGTATGTTGTTAATCGAGATAAATATAATGCAGCACAAGAATTTGCTAACGGAAGAGGTTGGCGTTTTGTGGTGATGACAGAAAAATCTCTTGGATAATGGGTCAGATTAAAAAAGACATACAATCACAAATAAAGTTACACGGTTCTAAAGCAAATGCTAGGGCAGCTGCTGAAGATTGGTATAAGACTTCGCTAAAGTCATTTAACAACAATTCAGTTGCTAAGTACGGTGAAAGATTTAGACCAGGTAAGATTTATGTTTTTAGATACGATACACCGATTACTGAAAACCTTCAATGGTGGGACCGTAACCCAGTGGTACTAGCACTTGACCCCTATAAAGGCAACGACGTTGCAATCAATCTTAATCTATTGCCTATTAATGTAAAAGAAACATTATTAGATGATTTGCATATAAGATTAAATGGCCAGATTAAAACAAACGAAAATAGGGCTAAAGAAAACGCTAAAGCACAAGGTCAATTGAGTTTAAGCTACCAGGGTGCTAAGCGTTATTTAGACCAATACGGTTGTGGATTTGCCATAAGACAATACAAACCTGCGTTAAAAGTAAAGCAAGCAGTAGTGTCTTATGAAAACTGGGCAAAAATAGTACTTTGTGATTTTGCAGAACTTGAAGGTGTAACACCTGGAATGCTTCGTGCTATGTTCAGAAAGTATTATAATAATAAGAATATATAAAGAAATTTAAAGCAATTAAATGGCAGGTTTCGTAAATAACAACAATGGTCCTCTTTCATATGGTAAGAGACCGTTTACTTTAAGTACAGCTCTTAAGAGCCTTTCATCGTTTGGTATGTACTACGATGATATGGTTCTTCGTCAGTCTCAAGCAATTGGTCCAACTGAAGATGCGTTTGGATACGGTCAGATGAACCCAATGGGTATTGACAATGACGACATATATGGTGCATTTGCCGCGCTGTCTATGACAGATACTAACATGCGTAAATCTATCCCACTTTTTGATAGAGATTACGAAGGGAAAAGAGAAGAGCTTAGAAAGTTTTCATTACATGATGAAATTGAAGATATCTTAGATATTCTTTGTGACGAAACTATTGTTTATGACGATAAAAACTTTTTCTGTTATCCAGACATTATTGGACTAGAGGTTTCAGACGAGGTTGACAAATACTTTAAAAGGTCTTTCAGAAACATTTACCAGTACTTTGGATTTAACGGTGACCAATCTGCTTGGTACTTTTTCCGTAAATTCCTTATCGACGGTTACCTTTCATTTGAGATTATTTACAACGAAGAGCAAACAGAAATTATTGGATTC